GCAGCTTTACAAATGCAGCTACCAAAAGCATTTCCACAACAAAATCATGATGCACATATTTCTGCACACATGTCATTTATTAGAACTAGAATGGTTCAATCAAACCCATCTGTGTATGCTTTACTACAAGGACACATATCTGAACACGTAAGTTTAAAAGCTAAAAACGAAGTGATGCAACAATTCTTACAAGATCCTGACATGATACAATTACAACAAACTAATCCAGAAGCTTTTGCTTTACAATATGATTCAGCAGTTGCTGAGAGAATCGTTGTTTTAACTAATGAGTTAGTACAACAAGAAGCAGAGTTTTTAGGAATGATGAACCAAGATCCGCTAGTACAATTAAAACAAAGAGAATTAGATTTGAAAGCACAAGATATAGCTAGAAAAGCACAAGAGACTGCAGAGAGATTATCAGTTGAAGAAGGTAGATATGAAGCTCAGCAAACAATAGCAGAGGATAAGTTATCTTTACAAGAGGAAATACAACGTGGTAGATTAAAGTTACAAGAGGAGCAGGCACGTGAGAAGAAAAATTAAAAGACTTAGAGTCGGAGGAGCTGCTGGTAGAGAGTATGATCAACCTACAGCGACAGCACAAGCAGCAGCGGCATCTCCATCAGCGAACAGAGACGCATTTAAAGGTGCAGATAGAGGACCAACACCACCGAAAAATTTTAAGCCACCTGTTAGTGCAAAACCAGGTGATGAAAGAGATGCACCATTTAAACAAAATGTTTTAGTAAACGCTCTTGCTGGAGCTGTCTTTCCAGGAGGTGGTATATTAGCTGGTGCAGCTCAGAAAAAAGCCTACAAAGATAGACAAAAATTTGCAAGAAAAGAGGGTTTGTACAGAGACTTCTACAAAGCAAATCAATTTAACCCAAATCCTAATAAAAGAACATTAAAACCAAATACAAAAGAAGGTAAAGCTTATCTCAAAGAAGCAGGTTTTGGCAAAAGACCAAAAGAAGATACGAGAGATGATCAAAGTCCTCAAGTTCGTAGAGTTTGTCCTGACGGAACTTTACCTCCATGCGTAAAACCAAAAGCAGCAGCTGATCCTGCAAAGCCTAAAACTATTCAACCTCAAAAATTTAATTTTGAATTTAGCCAAGGTGGCTTATCTGGTGGCAAACGATTTGGTCCTCCACCAAAAAAAGGTCCAAGATCGCATGGTATCTGTCCTCATAGACCTGATGGCATCCGTGGTGTGGGTGCAGTAGAGAAGGGTAGAGGCGTGAAATTTGTCGGGGTTAAATGATTTAGGATACTTTGCAGGTATTTTAGACGGTGAGGGTAGTTTTTTTCTAGAAACTAACAAAAAACAAAAGAAATATATCTACATATATCCAGTTATTTCATGCGAAATGACTGATTTTGATGTTATTGAGTCTTTAAAAAAGTTTTTTAAGGTCGGTCACATAACAAAATTTCAACCAAGAAAGAAACATTACAAAATTTCATGGAGATGGAGAGTGCGAGGAGAGAAAGCTATCAACATATTGAAACTTTGCATTAAATATTTTAGTATAAGACGCAAAGAAAAAGCAAATATTCTAATTGAACATTGGAAAAACAGGAGGAACAATGTGGTTTAGTGCAATCAAACTTGCGATATCTGCTGGGAGCAAGATATACGCTAACAAACAGAAAGCAAAGATGGCTATGTCTGATGCTCAGCTCCTACATGCAGAGAGACAAGCTCGTGGTGAAGAAGCCTATCAGGGAAAATTGCTAGAAGCCCGACAATCAGACTGGAAAGACGAAGCAGTTTTAATAATTTTAAGCCTGCCCGTGTTGGTGCTTGCGTATGCAGTTATATCAGATGACCCAACAGCGATGGATAAGGTAAAATTGTTCTTCGAGATGTTCTCGCAGCTGCCCAGCTGGTTTACAAATCTGTGGATCCTTGTCGTGGCGAGTATTTATGGTATAAAGGGTACACAAATATTTCGTAACGGAGGTAAAAAATAATGCCAAGACCAAAAATAACAAAAAGAAAAGCAGAATACAGTAGTGCTAGAGCAAAAGGTGAAAGCCTACCAGGTTTTGTGGGTAGAATGTTTCAAAGAGTTCATGGCAACATTAAAGAATATGGTCCACTTCCGTCTAAAAGAGAGAGAAAAGATCTAAAAGATTCTAAAAAAGCATTTAAAAGAGATAAAAAAAAGGTTCAATTTAAAAAAGCTGGTGGAACCATGCAACCGTACTACGGAAGTTTCATTTCAGGAACTGTAGATGGAAAAAAACTGTCAAATCCATCCTACAAAAAATATTATGGCAGTTTATTAAGGGGGTTTAAATGACAAAACTATGTCCAAGAGGTAAAGCCGCAGCAAAAAGAAAATTTAAGGTATATCCCTCAGCATATGCTAATGCCTACGCTAGTAAAATCTGTGCAGGTAAAGCAAGAGATCCATCAGGTGTAAAAAGAAAAGACTTTAAAGGTCCTAAACCTGCAGGAAAAGCTATGGGTGGAATAATGGATACTACAAAATTTAAATATGTCTAATGGTTTAAAAAAATGGTTCGATCAGAAATGGGTAGATATTGGGAGCAAGCGAAAAGATGGTTCGTTCGCAAAGTGTGGCCGTTCAAAACAAAAGAAGGACGCGAAAAGGAAGTATCCAAAATGCGTACCACTAGCGAAAGCTCGAAGAATGTCGGAGGGACAGAGAAGATCTGCCGTTGCGAGGAAACGGGCAGCTGCCAATGTGGGACCTAAACCAACTAATGTAAAAACATTTTCTAAGATGAGTGGTGGTATTATAGATCAGACTAGAATGAGGTATCTATGAGTGATGATATTATTGCATACGCATTTGGTATATCACCATATGCAGGTACAGGAGAATCAAAAGGATATTTATCTGAAAAAGATTTTAAAAAGGGTGGTGGTAATCCAGGTATAAGAATAAAACGTGGTAAAATGGATGAAAAAAGTTTACCTGGTATGGAGCCAAGGTCAGAAATGTTTTTAGATTTAACTTCAGATTACAAAGGTATTGGAATAAAGAAAAAATTCAAAAAAGGTGGAATGCCATCCAGAAATAAAAAAAATTTTAGACCTACTAAGTCCGGAGCAGGTATGACTAAAGCTGGTGTGGCTGCATATAGGCGTATGAATCCAGGATCTAAATTACAAACAGCTGTAACTGGTAAAGTTAAGCCAGGATCAAAAGCTGCTAAAAGAAGAAAAAGTTATTGCGCTCGATCGCTTGGTCAGTTAAAAAGAGCTAGTGCAAAAACAAGAAATGATCCAAATTCAAGAATTAGACAAGCTCGTAGACGATGGAAGTGTTAATTAATTTTTTTAAATTTCTTAAGCTTAAGATATTTTACAGATATACCAACCTCGAATATAGGGTAAGACGATTAGAGAGAGCTAAATATTGGAGAGAAAAATATCGGAGATAGTGTGGACTACGGTACCGTAAAATATATTCAAAAAATTCTAAAAGACAAAACGGATGCTCTAACGGAGAAGATTAAATTAGGTGTTGACACCTTTGAGGAGTATAAGTATATAATAGGACAAATCAGGTCCAATGAGGATCTGCACAGGGACTTAACAGACCTGCTAAAGAAACAGGAGCCAAATGAAGACGAAGACAGCTGAAGTTAATAAGCATGAACCTGCTTTATTAAACGCATATAAATCACAAGAAGAAGTTAAAAAACTATTTCTAGATCCAACGTCTATTGATAAATCCTCCCTAGAGAGATTGCCAGAGCCGACTGGATATAGATTATTAGTTTTACCATACAGTGGTCCTAAAAAAACTAAAGGTGGTGTTATTCTTTCTGATCAAACAGCAGAAACAATACAGATGACCACAGTGTGTGCGTATGTTTTAAAACTTGGTCCATTAGCATACCAGGATAAAGATAAGTTTCCAACTGGTGCGTGGTGCAAGAAAGGTGATTGGATTATCTTCGGCAGATACGCTGGTTCTCGTTTTAAAATAGAAGGAGCTGAAGTTCGAATATTAAACGATGATGAAATTATCGCAACAATCAGTAATCCTGAGGATATACTGCATTTATATTAGGAGGACAAATGGCAGAAATAAGTAAAAATGATGTTGAAGTTGATTTAGATACAGATGATGTAAAACCAGAAACCATTGATGTAGAGCCTGCAAAAATGGAAACAGAATCTAAAGATGTCAATCTTCAAAAAGAACAGATTGAACAAGAGGGTTCTGAAATCATTAGAGATAAAACACCAATTGACATTGTTGAAGACAAACAAAAACAAGATGATGGTTTTGATTTAACAAAAGCATCAGATAGTGTTCAAAAAAGAATTAATCAATTAACTAAGGCAAGAAGAGAAGCTGATAGAAGAGCTGAGGCAGCGTTACAATATGCACAAGGTTTAAAATCAGAGGTAACAAAATTTAAGAGTCAATATCCTAAAATGGAAGAGAACTACTTAAATGAGTTTGAAAAAAGATTAGTTAATGATGAAACTACTGCAAATACTTTGTTACAAAGAGCAATTGAAAATCAAGACGCAAAATCAATTGTTGAAGCAAATCAAAAGCTAACACAAGTTGCTATTGAGAAAGAAAGATTAGCTCAAACAAAGTTTGTAAAGGAACAAGAGTCAAAAAAACCGGATGACTCAATGGTTCCACCTGAGACTCAAACACCTCAGAATCAAGCAATACCAAGTTATAAAGCACAAAAATGGGTGGACGAAAACTCTTGGTTCAATGATGACCCAGTTATGCACAATGCTGCAATGGCAATTCATGAAAATTTGATAAGAAGTGGGGTTGAAGGAGACTCAGATGAGTATTATAATGAATTGGACAAACAAATAAGAGGATATTTTCCTCAAAAGTTTGGTCAAAATCAGGCGCAAAGGAGACCCGTCCAAACCGTTGCACCTGCAGTGCGTAACCAAAGTGGACGCAAGACTGTGAGACTCACCAAATCACAGGTAGCGATAGCTAAAAAATTAGGGGTGCCACTAGAGGAATACGCGAAATACGTTAAATAGGAGAAAATATGGAAAAAGATAAAAATAAAACGTCATCGCGCGAGTCTGAAATGCGATCTAAAACAAAAAGAAAAACAGATTGGGCTCCTCCATCAAGTTTAGATGCTCCACCTGCTCCTCAGGGAATGGTTCAGAGATGGATTAGAGCAGAGACCATGGGTTTCATGGATTCTGCAAACGTCTCTAAAGCATTGAGGGAAGGTTGGGAATTTGTGAGAGCAGAGACCGTTCTCAAAGAGATAGGTCCTCACGATTATCCAACGATTCAGGAAGGTAAACACCAAGGGATCATCGGGGTTGGTGGCCATTTGCTTGCAAGGATACCGGAAGAGGTCATGCAATCGCGGAAAGAATACTTCGAGACTAAAACTCGCGAACAAATACAAGCGGTTGATAATGATCTTATGAAGGAGCAGCGTCCTGAGATGCCTATCAATATTGAAAGGCAATCAAGGGTAACCTTTGGTGGTGGTTCAAAAAAATAATTTTTTTGTTATCACTACAAAGATAAAACTAACAACTAACTAAGTAGAGGACTAAAAACGATGGCAAACGACACTGGCAATTTCGGTTTGAGACCTGCTAGACAGTTAGATGGAACTCCGTACAATGGAGCACAAAACAGATATCGTATTCTTAAGAATTATGCGACTGCGATATTTCAGGGTGATTTAGTTAAAACGAAGGCTGACGGTACAATCGAAAGAGCTGGAGCAACTGATAACCCATTAGTTGGTGTTTTCAACGGAGTGTTCTACACTGATCCGACAACTCAAAAACCGACATTTAAGAACTTCTATCCAGGCTCGATTTCTGCGAATGACATTGTGGCTCAAGTTATTGACGGTCCAGACGTTGTGTTTGAAATTAATGCAGACGCAACATTTACAGTATCTCACTTGTTTGCAAACTATAAAACGAATGCAACAGCTGGTGATACTTTATCTGGTCAATCAAGAGTGAGTCTCGATGTGGCTACTGCTGATTCATCTTCAACTTTCCAATTGAAAGCTGTTGATATTTCACAGGATCCTTCAAACTCAGACATTGCGGCCGCTTCAGGCGTAGACGTTCTAGTAGTAATCAACAACCACTCGTACAAGTCTGGTACTGTAGGTCAATCGTAATAGGAGTATATAGATTATGGCAATATCAAGAGCACAGCTAGTTAAAGAACTAGAGCCTGGTCTGAATGCACTATTCGGACTAGAGTATGACAGATACGAGAACGAGACTGCTGAAATCTTCACACAAGAAACATCAGACAGAGCTTTTGAAGAAGAAGTAATGCTTTCAGGATTTGGTAGCGCAAGCACTAAAGCTGAGGGTGCATCGGTTGTATTCGATGATGCGAAAGAAGTATTCACATCAAGATATACACACCAAACTGTTGCACTAGCATTTGCAATTACTGAAGAAGCAATTGAAGATAACTTGTATGACAGACTCGGTAATCGTTACGCAAGAGCGTTGGCGAGATCCATGGCAAATACCAAACAAGTGAAGGGTGCAGAAATTCTTAACAATGCATTCAGCACTTCACAGTTAGGTGGAGACGGTAAACCTTTATGTGCTACCGATCACCCAACTATTTCTGGTAATAGCTTGGTGAACACGTTTTCAACACAAGCGGACTTAAGTGAAACTTCATTAGAAGATGCATTAATTAAAATTGCTGCATTTATCGATGAAAGAGGCTTAAGAATAGCGATGCAAGGTAGAAAACTTATAATTCCAAAAGAATTACAGTTTACTGCTGAAAGAATCCTAAAATCGCCGCTAAGAGTTGGAACTGCTGACAATGACATAAACGCTATTAATAACATGAATATGATTCCAGAAGGCTACAGAGTAAATCACTTCTTAAATGACGTGAACGCTTTCTTTATCATCACTGATGCACCTAATGGCTTTAAACATTTTGTCAGATCACCACTAAGAACTGCGATGGAAGGTGACTTTGATACTGGTAACGTCAGATACAAAGCTAGAGAGAGATATTCTTTTGGATTCTCAGACCCTAGATGCGTATTTGGTTCATCTGGATCAAGTTAAGCCGACTAATCAAGCTTAAACAGATATTAAGGGGCGGAGTATTTACTTCGCCCCTTTTTTTATGTATATTCAAAACACTATACAATTAATCAGGACATAGACGCGTATAGTCGACGGCCTAGAGACTATGTTCGTTATACTAGGAGGATAATTATGGCTACAACTACATTTTCGGGACCGATAAAAGCGGGAACGATAAAAGACACAACGGGAACTACTGTTGGATCAGATGTTGCTAATCAGGGACATGTATTAATGGTGCAATCATTTCACATTTCAAACACTGATACAACTGATACAAGTGAGACAGTAGTAATCCCTGCTAAATCACACATTAAAAATATTTTTGTTAATGTTGAAGTAGCTTTCAATGCTGGTACATCTAATAAATTAGATGTTGGTATTGTAGGTGATTCAGACAAATTTATTGATAATGCTGAAGTAGGAACATTAGGAACGGTTGCTCTTGGAGCTACTGCTAAATGTCTTGCATGGAAAAATGTTGGTGATACTGACGTTCGTATAGCAGCAAAATATATTCCATCTGGATCAGCATCAAGTGCTGGAAAAGCTAGAGTATGTGTTGTTTACTCACAAGCAAGAAATCATACTGATTAATAACTAAAGGGGCCCTTCGGGGCTCCTATAAAAGGAGAAACTATGTCAGCAAATATTTTTGGATCTGCCGAAGATATATCGTCTACAAATACAAACGCCGAGGCAACTACTATTAGATCTGGTAGAACAAGAGTCTTTGGAGTTTATTTAGATAGCGGTACAACATCTGGTGATTTTCATCTAAGAGATGGAGGATCTGGTGGAACTCTAAAATTTAAAGTAAAAACACCTGCAGCAGTAGGTGGTTTAACTATAAATTTCCCAGGACCTATTCTTTTTGAAACTGATGTACATGCTAGTTTTACTACAGAACACGTAAAATCTGCTACTGTATTTCATAGTAAATAAGGAGGCACAATGAAAAAACTTTGGAAGAAGTTTATCAATTGGTTATTTTCATGAATGATTTAGAGTGTCAAAAATGTTATCATCCATGTCATTGTGGAGAAGATAATGATTTACATGCCGATGAATATGGGATTTGCACATGTGAGGGATGTGAATGTAAAAAGAAAGATGTAGAGGATGTCTAAAAAACCACTCAACATATCTGAAGAGGCAGCCGTCCAGATGCCTATGAAGACGGTTGCCAGTCTGATCGTAATCGTAGCACTCGGCACCATGGGCTATTTTCAAATTATAGAACGTTTAAATATTGCTGACACTAGATTACAACTGATGGAAAAAGAATTAATAGA